AATGTGAGATATATTCACATAATTTAGGATACTTGTTTTTAGCCTTTTCAGTAATATTGTTTTTACCATACTTACCGCCTTTTGACTCTGTAAGTTTTTCAAAAGACCAAAAGTTCCAACCTTTATGTGGTGTAAAGTTATCTAGTATTTCTGATTTGTTTAAAGATTGACCTATATCAATCGGCGTGTAATTTATCATATTATATCAAATGTTCCTAATATCATACATACTAATACATAGCCTAGATAACCTAATAAGAAATAACCTGCTATTCTTTCTGGCCAACTAAACAACTTTTTACTCATAAACTATATTACCACATATTTATGTGATTGGCAATGGCCTACTAAATAGTGGTATGCCATATTACAGAGAACACCCCCTTAATATAGATATTGACAGATTAGGCAAATGTTACTTTGATGTCAAAAGTAAACTAGATTTTAAAACAGACGATAAAAGTTTAATTGACTTTAACGCTATTTGTGTCAATAGAATACCAGATGATGAAAATTCAGTAACAGGTGGTAATGTCCGTGGTTTATATTGGACTATGCCTGATACAACCAATCACGAAGAACAAAGACTAGAAAAAGTACAAGAACATTTATATACTGAAATATGTCCTGAATTTAAAGGCACATATGTTGAAGAAGTATATAATCTGATTAACAAAAGGTGGAAAATAGGTAGAGTTAGATTTTTAATGAAACCACCAAGAACATGTTTGTCTTGGCATAGGGATCCTGAAATGCGTTTACATATTCCTATTATTACAAATAAAGGCTGTAAAATGGTAATTGAAAATGAGGCGTTTCATATGCCGGCAAATGGTAGTGCATACTTAACAGACAATAGACAATATCATAATTTTTTTAATGGTAGTGAAATAGAAAGAGTGCATTTAGTAGCAACCGTTTTATCACAAGGTTTAGACGATATGCATTTAGATGAACAATGGCGTGATGAGGTAAAGTATGATTAAATTATCAGATAATGCATTATTAAGATTAAGAGAGTTAAAACAAAAACATAATAAAAAATATGTAAGACTTGATGTTAAAGGTGGCGGTTGTGCAGGTTTTAATTATGAATGGTCTTTTGCAGATGAAGAACAACGCAATGACGCTATTATAGATGATATACTTCTAGTTAGTAGAGATTACGAATTATATCTTATGGGTTTAGAATTAGATTATGAATATGATGATTTTGAATCAGCATTTAAATTTAATAATCCAAAGGCCACATCTTCATGTGGTTGTGGTACTAGTTTTTCAATTTAACGATAGTAAATAGCAAAAGTATCAGCACCATTCATATGACAAAATGATTGAGGTCTAATATAATGCATTTGTTTACCAGTTTTATATTGAGTTTTTAAACCTGACTTACCTCTATATCTGTATCTAATTTTCTTTGCATTTTTTTGACCAGATACTTCTTTAAAGTAAGGCAAATATTTAATTGGTATTCCAGAAGCAATACAAGCTTGATTGTAATTTGTCGGTGTTAAATGTTTTATTATAAGAGGGTTAACAACTCTCTCAAATATTTTTCTTTGTCTAGTTTTCATAGTGTTTCCTTATCTCAATCTTCTTTGACTATCCATGTATAAAGGACCAGTCCATTGGATTGCATAATTACCAGTAAGTACATTACCTCTGGCAGAGTTTAAAGCAGGCGCATTGTAACCAGCGGCTTTCAATATATCACCTTTTTTAAAATGTTTAAAGTCTTCTTTTACAATAAAACAAAATACGCCGTTTTCTTGTACAACTTTAATATATTTCTTACCATGAGAAACTTTAGTATTAGAATCCCATTTATCAGTTTGTTCTAAACTATAACCAGTAAGTTCTTTTTTACCATAACTAGTTGACATTGCAACATAGTCAGCTTTTGCACCAGCCATCATAAACTTAATGCCTTCTTCAAGTGTTTTACATTTTTGCGATACTCTTATCATAGTGTTTTTCTCCTTATTATTAATATTACTGATTATACCATTCTGGCATTTTAACACAAACTCTTTTACCATTTTTGATATAAGATGTAGATGTTTTTTCTTTACATTTTTTATCAACAGCAACGGTATATGTGTTATCTACTGGTAATTTACACAATTTAGAACCATCAATTATATTAACTGCGTCTTTGCCGTATTCAGCAACACACATATTATAATCGTTAATCTGTTTTTGTGTTGGTTGTGCCATAGCAACACTTTCAAGTATTACAAAAGCAACACCAATGATTATAAACCACATCATCATCTTTAACCAGAATGTAAATAAACTCCAACCTGCGTTTCCTAGTTCATCTAAAGCGCCTTCTACAAACTCAGCACCTTTTTTAACATTATTTTCAACTTTTTTAGACATTTCTCTCCTTTTGTTGTCTGTTTTTTTGTTCATATACTAATACTATATCATATTTTACAATAAAATCAAGCAAAAAACGGCAAATGTTCTCTTTTTGTTCTCAAAAAACCCTTATAAATAGTCAAAAAACAACAATTTTGAGGAAAATTATGGCAAAAATGAGAATTTACAAGTTTTGGAACGAATCTGGCACGGAAAAAGAGAAGGAATCAATGAGTTTGAAGAAAGCCGTCATGTCGGTGCAAGGGGATTTCAAAGATGAAGTGATTGGAGTAGAATATATTAGTAAAAAAGGCAAAAAAATCACATCCTCGGTAAAAATACCGATGGGTCGTAAGATTAGACAATCAATTGCCTTGGAAAAAAAGAGATTAGCAAGAAAAGCGTTATTAGAACAAAGGCAAAAAGAGAGATATGGCAGTTAGAGAGGGCGATCCGTTATCAACAGGTCATGGATGTGATAGTGTAACCACATTATTAACATCACCCAACAAAACAACAAGGGCAAATAGTATATTTTGTGCTGTTGTAGGCACAATTACGGTTACACATCTAGTTCCACCTAATGTGCCACCTTGTGGTAGTCATGCAGCCTTCTTAAATGCAGGATCCTCTAATGTTAAGATAGGTGGTATACCTTGGGGTCGTGTAGGTGATAGTGCAGACGCAGGTGCCATGATTTCTGGTTCTGTAAATGTTTTAGTAAATGGCAGATAATACACATAAATAGTATTATGGCTACACAGATAGACGCAACGGTAACTAATAATAGTAAAAGATCAAATAGAATCTATAAAGACTTAAATATGTCTTTTACTAAAAATCCTGCAACAAAAGATGTAGCAAGATTATTTGATATTCAAGCAATTAAAAGAAGTGTAAAGAATATCATCTTAACAAACAAATACGAAAGACCTTTTAATCCTGACTTTGGTTGTAATTTAAGAGGTTTCTTATTTGAAAATTTAACCGAACCTATGGTAGTAATTATCAAGGATAGGGTTGCAATGGCAATTGAAAAATACGAACCTAGAGTTTCAGTAGAAGATGTCATAGTAAAAAATAGTAGTGACCCAAATGGTATCAATATACAAGTTTCTTTTTTAATAAATGGTGTTGAAGCACCTATAACCGTTTCAACATTCCTACAAAGAGTAAGATAAGATGGCACAACATAGATTAGATATTTCAGAATTAGATTTTGAGAATATAAAATCCTCACTTAAAAGATTTCTATCAAATCAAACACAATTTAAAGACTACGATTTTGAAGGTAGTTCTATGGCAGTTCTATTAGACCTGTTAGCATACAATACACATTACTTGGCTTACAATGCAAACTTTGTAGCAAACGAAATGTTTATGGACACAGCACAATTAAGATCAAGTGTTGCGTCATTGGCTAAATTAGTTGGTTATACTCCTAATTCTGCAAGAGCACCTATCGCTGATTTAAAATTAGTTATTAATGACGCTACAGGCTCAACGGTAACAATACCTGCAGGCACAAAATTTAGTTCATCAATAGATGGTTTAACTTATACATTTGTAACCGTAGGTGATCATGTAGTTCAACCTGTTGATGGCGTATATACAGCACAAAGTTTAAATGTATATGAAGGAACATATGTAAGTTATAATTACACATTTGATAGTTCAGATATAGATCAAAGATTTTTAATACCATCAGACAGAGCAGATTCAACGACAATAAAAGTTGCCGTGACTAATAGTGCTTCGGATGCCACTACAGCAACATATACAAAAGCAACTTCAATAACAGAATTAGATGGCACATCAAAAGTTTTCTTTTTACAAGAAGCAGAAGATGGTCAGTATGAAGTATATTTTGGTGACGGTGTTATAGGTAAAAAATTAGATGATGGTAATATAATTACTATAAGTTATGTTGTAACCAATAAGACAGAAGCAAACGCAGCTAAAACTTTTGCGTTGCAAGGTTCTATATCAGGATTTACAGATGTAACCATTACGGTTAATTCAGAAGCACAAGGCGGTGCTGAACCTGAGTCATTACCAAGTATTAAAAGTAATTCTGCTAACTTCTATGCGTCACAAGACAGAGCAGTAACCGTAGAAGATTATAAAGTAAAAACAAAACAACTATATGCTAATGTTCAATCAGTAAGTGCTTGGGGTGGTGAAGATAATGATGTGCCTTTTTATGGCCGTGTTTATATTTCTATCTTACCAACAAGTGGTTCTAATCTAACTGAATCAACAAAGAGTAGAATAGTAACCGATCTTAAAAAATATTCTGTTGCCTCGGTCACACCTGTTATTGTTGATCCTGAAATTACAAGTATTATTTTAAGAAGTTCAATTAAGTTTGACGCTGGTGCTACAACAAAAGTATCAGACACAATTAAGTCAGATGTAATTACAACAATTACAAATTACAATGCAAACACTTTACAATCTTTTGATAATATGTTTAGACATTCAAAGATGACTGGTTTAATTGATGATACAGATGAAAGTATTTTATCAAATGTTACCACGGTTCAATTAAGAAAATCATTTACACCAACAATTGGTAGTTCACAAAAATATTCAGTAGCATTTTCAAATGCATTATACAATCCACATTCAGGCCATGCAAGTGAAGGTGGTGGTATATTATCATCATCAGGATTTAAGATTGATGGTAATACAACAGATGTATTCTTTTTAGATGACGATGGTAATGGTAATGTAAGAAGATATAAAATGGATGGTTCTGCTAGATCATATGCAAATGCTACACAAGGCACAATAGATTATAGTTCAGGTCTTGTTGAGATTAATTCATTAAATGTTTCAAATATAGAAAACATACGAGGCGCTGCTTCAACGGTTATAGAGATTACGGTTAAACCTAATTCAAACGATATTGTTCCTATTAGAAATCAAGTATTAGAAATTGATGTTGCAAATAGTTCGGTCACGGTAGAGGCTGATACACTAGTAGGAGGTTCTGCAAACGCAGGTATAGGATATACAACAACTACTAGTTATTAAATGAGATGGCCAACTTTAAAGATAAAATATCTAATCTTATAAACTCACAAGTCCCTGACTTTGTATTAGAAGATCACCCACTTTTTTTAGACTTTGTAAAAGCATATTACCAGTTAATGGAATCTGCAAAGATGGACCTAGTAAATATAGGTGCACCATCACACATACAATTACATAGTTCTAAATCGGTTACAAACTATCTTAATTTAAACGGCACAACACCTGACGGAGATGATGAAGGTGATAAAGTATTATTAGAAGATACAACATTTGGTGACTTTCAAAATGGTGAAGTAATTACAGGTCAAACTTCAGGTGCAACTACAACAATATTAGTAGAAGATGTAGGTGGCAGACAATGTTTATTTGTTGTTGCAAATTCAAAATTTATAGAGGGTGAAATAATTGTAGGTGCTACAAGTGAGGCTTCTGCAACTATAAGTAGATACAGAGCAAATCCAGTTCAAAATATTCAACAACTTTTAGACTATGCTGATGTAGATAAAACTATACAAGGATTTTTAACTAAATTTAGAAATGCTTTTCTAACTTCAATACCTGATACTTTACATAGTGAAGTAGATAAAAGAAATCTAATCAAAAATGTTAAATCACTTTATCAAGCAAAAGGAACAAAAAGAGCAAGTGAGATATTTTTTAAATTATTATTTAATGAAAACGCTGAGATAAGATATCCTAAAGATAATATTTTAAGGGTGTCTGATGGTAAGTGGGATACTAAAAAGATTATGCGTGTTGTTGAGGTAGGTGACTCACAGGCTGCACACTTAATAGGTCAAACAATTACACAAGAAAATGATCCTGTTGATACTTCAGTTAATGAGGCAACAGCCGTTGTTGAAGATGTATTTAAGTTTGTTATAGGTGGAACAGAAATAACAGAATTAGTATTGGGCGATACAAGTGTTGACGGCACATTTTTAACAGGTCAAACAATTACAGGAACAGACAATACAGATTCAGACATAACCGTTAAGGTTACAATTACAGGTATCATAGATCAAAAGACAATTACAAATGATGGTGCATATTATAACGAAGGCGATGATGTAGTTATAACTGCTGGAGGAACAGGTGCAACAATGAAATTAGGACCTGTTGGTTCTGGTGCAATTGAAGAAGTTATTATAGACGCTGGAGGAACAGATTACGAAATAGGCGATGTTGTTAATTTTAGTTTTGGTAATGCAAGTGCAAAAGTAGCTGTTGTAAATGGTGGTATAACTTTAGAAGATAGCACAGATCATATAGTATTAGAAGATCAAACACAAGAATCAGATCCTTATCATGGCGATAAGATAGTGCAAGAGTCAGGCACAGGCGTTGGCGATATTACAGATGTTAGAATGATTAACAAAGGTAATGGTTTTATTTCTTTACCTGTTGTGACGGTTACATCTAGTTCAGGTCTAGGAACAAAACTACTTGCAAATGGTCCTGAAGTAGGTAGAGCATTAACTTTAAGAATGATTGAAACAGGTCATGGTTTTGAACAATCACCTGCACCGACTTTAACTTTACCGACTTATGTTTTAATAGGCGATGTATCAGGTTCTTTTCCTGATACAAATACAATTGCAAGTCCTATTACAGCAAATATTGTATCACATGATACAGCAACAAATTTATTAAAACTATCTAACGCAAGTGGCACATTAAGTATAGGTGCTACAATAACTGGTTCTGATGGTGCAACTGCTGTTGTAAAAAAAGTAGATCAGGCAACTGCAACGGTTACCGTAGCAGGTGTTAATACAACTGATGGTGCTTTTGAAAATGAAGATGGTTGGGTATCTGAAGATACCATGAAGATACAAGATAGTTTATTATACCAAGATTACTCATACATCATAAGAGTAGGTAGATCAATTAATGAATGGAGAGATAGTTATATTAAAACACTACACTCTGCTGGTTTCTATTTTCAAGGTGAGATTACTATTGAAACAAATTAGATGGTCAGGTTAGACGTGTAACTGGAATCAA